ACCCGCTGATATCTTGAGAGTTCCACCGTCGTTCCAAAGTTGCCCTGTCGCTAGACCTGTATCAACTGTGGGTAAACTATCTATAACAACTACATTGGTTCCTGCCCCAGACGTGATTTGCAGTCCACCTGTCGTGGTATTGATGGTTGCGTCTGTCCCGTCGTGAGTGATTTGCATATCACCCCCTGCTTCGGCACCAATCTCCAAGCCACCATTATCTGCCACAATTGACATACGGTTTGTGCTTGGATTGAATCGGAGGTCAGCATCAATATCCACTCCATCGCCACCCGAAGTTGCGCTACCCATGTGCAGGTAGTAAGTGGCGTCATCTGATACCGAACTGATCGTTACGTTGGTCGTGGTAATAGCAGAGGTAGCGTTGATGTTCGAAATACCTGCACCATCACCTGCAAGGTTAGTAACATTCAAAGTTTCGGTCGTAGCGTTGAAGGTTAGACCTGTAGCAAATGACGCGCTGTCTGCATCTCCTGCGGTGATGTCGTTTCGCATCAAGAGATAGTTCGTCTCACCTACGGCAGTTTTGGCTGTCTGTCTTGTAGAGTTCTTAGCTGTACCAACCATGAATAGGTTAGCGCCATCACCTTGATCTGATAGGATATTGTCGATGGGGTTATACACAAGCTGTGCGTCTGTCAGAGCAGAATCCGCGCCTGTCGCTGTCTGCTTCATTAGCAAGTAATGGACACCGTCTACGGTAGCAACGTTAGACGTTATTGTTGCGGCTGTTGCACTGGTGGCGTTAACGTTAGCCAGTAATGATCCGTCACCCTGAATAAATCCTACGGTTAGAGTGTTGGATAGTGGGTTGTACTCTAAGTTAGGATCTGTGTGAACACTATCGCATTGATCTCTGTTCTCACTAAACAAGAGGTAGTTTGTAACATTGTCATTGTTTGTGGTGTTAGCGGTTTTTAACGCGCAACCCGCAGTCGTAGCAGTTGTTGCTGAGTCAGCGCCTGTCGCAAAGACTGCCTGAGTTGCAAGGTCTGCAAGTTGTGCAACCAAAGCGTTGGTCGCATTGGTGGCAGAGTCGGCGGCTATGGCAAACTGGATATCAGTAAGACCTGATCCATCACCGTAATAGATGCCTCGTACATAGAGGTCGCTATCGATGGTGGTCTCGCCCAGTATCTTGATTCCACAATCAAAGCCCGATGTAGTGGGTGCTGAGTCGCGAATACAGTTGAGGGTGTCGTCACCAACAATGTTCTCGATTGCTTCGGTAAGTTCGGTTTCAGTGACCAGCGTAGAGAGATCAGTGACTGTATTACCAAACTGATCTGTCAGATCTCCATTGAAAATGAGATCGCCATTTACAGTTAGGTCGCCCCCTGTCACTGTACCCGTTCCATCACCAGTTCCAGTGTTCCCGCCATCATCATTGATGTTACGGTTGCGAATGTTGATGATGTCGGTAATTTCTACCCGCTTAGTGACGATAGAACTTACGTCGTTGACGATTAACTGATCCGCTGAATCAACTGCATTAGTGACGGGCAGTTATCTACTACTGTCCATCA